TCATCGCTTTCCCTGCTGGCGGGCGGTGCGACGGCACGTTTCCTGGTGCCGACTTCATCTGCATGGCGATAATACCGACCTTCTCAAGGCCAGCATCGACGCACTCCTGTTCGAGCCTGTCGCATAGCCCGAGCGTCTTCTTGCCGTCCACCGTCTTTCTGACGCTGTCCTTGATGTTCACGGCCAGTATGCCGCCAGAGCGCAAGGCGCGGCTGCACCCGCGGACGAGGCTGCGCAGAAAGCCTGAAACCCAGGAGTCGACCGTCGTGTACCTGGCCCAGGACTGCGCGCTCTCGTACTGCGTACCAGAGGCATAGCGTTCGGTGTCGAAATACGGCGGCGATGTGAAAGCCAGGTCAAACTCGGATTGCCCAGCGTCAAAGTCCTCGAAGCACGAATCCGTCACCCCCTGGAGCGCCGCGTTGCCGAACCTGTCGATGATCCCCTTATATCCAGCGAAGTTGCCGCTATTTGGGTCGACGCCCACATATCGAACACCACACGAGCACGCGGCGACGAGTCTGTCGCCCCATCCTGCGCACGGGTCGAGCACGCTCTTTGCTCCGAAGTGCCTGATCACAGCCGCCGCCACCGCAGGCTTGAACTGCGCGGCGTTGTAGCAGGCACCGGACAGCCTAGTGACGGCACGCAGCAAGCCCTCATCAAGCCTGTCGGTCTTCGCGAACCTGGAGGCGCACCCGATGACGCGCTTCCATGCGGGGCCGCCGCCGTCGGCGAGCGACGACCACATCTCACGCGGAGACGGCCGATCGTATCCGCCACACTCCATGCGGCTGTCGTGCAGAAAGTGGTCGCTTGCAGACAATCCAACGTGCGTGAACGTGGCCGTTCCAAGCAGCCCATCGGCCGTGCCAAGCGAGTATCGGCCGGATGCGAGTGACGCGAACGACTTGTCTGCCTCCAGCAGCGTCGGCGCCGGCCAAGGAACACGCCTATCTCGAGCGCTAGCCTCGGCAGCGTCAAGGATAAACGACTCGACGCTGTCCGTCCTGTACCCAGACACGCCAAAGTCTTCCTGGCCGCCAAAGAGAAAGTGCGTTGTCGCGCTCATTTCTCAAACCTCACATACAGCGGCCCGTTCTCACCGACGTAGGCGCCGAGGGTGTTGAACGACAGAAACTCGTCGGCCTCCTCGGGCGTCATGCCGTCACGCTCGACGAGAACGTCGATGCACTTCTCGATGTCATAGACGGCCACGATCGGGTGGTGGTGGTTCACGGTGTAGCCAACCAGGGCCGCCTCAAGGCCGTCGGCCAGGAGAGCGTCTGGGTTGAGTTCGGAGAGAAGTTCGAGAGTCGTCACTCCATCGCCTCCCTGACCTTCCTCGCCACCTCGGGGCTGCGGAACCAGCCCACGCTCCACGCACACTTCCACACCCCCTCGTCGTCGCCGTGGCCCATCGCGTCCAACTTCGCCACCAGAAACATCACGTTTCGCTCAAACAGCGCGACTCGTTCCTTCGCCTCGTCGAGCCGTCGTCGCAGGCGGCTGTTGCCTTTGATGGCTCCGGTGAGTTCCTTGCGGTAGGTCTTCATCGAAGCAGCCCTTGCGGGGGTCGAACCCGCGTCTCCAGCGCTTTCTGGCGTTTTTCCTTGCCCGGCGTGCGCACATCCGGTTCCAAACTATTGGGCCACGAATATCACTCCCCAAACCAAGTCGTGCAGTGCAGGATCGAGAAGTACGTCACCGCGCCCGCTGCGACGAGGAAGCAGGCGACGTTGAGCCAGGCGTGCATCATGTGCGCACCTGTTGCTGCAACTCCGACCGCACGATCTTCGTCGTGTCCGGTGCTTTGATCGCCAGACGCACCTGGCCGTCGGCGACTCGCGTGACCATGACCTCGATGTCAGGCCCGATCTGAACCTTCTCGCCTTTGCGGCGCGTGATGACGAGCATGAGAAACGGCTCCTTCCGTTGTCGTGGGTAGTAGCCTACAGACCGCCAGACCGCTTGGCAAGCCAAGTTTTCACCGCCTCGCGAACCGCAGGGCGGGGGTGGCTCTCGGCGGCCCAGGACAGGTAGTCTGCTCCCCGCGGCGTGGCGGCGGCCTCGTCGAGCGTCTGGCCGGCGTAGCGGCCGTCGCGGAACCGGAATGCGTCAGGCGCCGGCTCCTGGATGACGCCGGCTATCGCCTTCGCCTCCTGCTTCGTCCCGCAGAAACAGCACTCCAGGAGCCACTGACCGCGATCCTCGTCGAGGATGTCGTGGCACTCGGCTCCGCAGGCATCGTCGGCACAGGCGTAGGTTTGGTCGATGCGACCGAGGGGGCGAATGTCCCTAAATATAAGAGGCTTTTTGGGGACTGCTTCAGCCTCTGGCTGGGGGGTGGCAGTCGCGCGCGCGCGCTTTTGCTTCGACGGTTTCTGTTCTTCCGGCGGGATGAATGTGTCGAACAGTAGGGTATTCATATGGGCAACTCCATTCGATTCTTCGACCTCGGATCATGGGCCACGATCAACGTGTGCTTCGCGCGGGTGCAGGCGACGTATTCGATCCGCCGCTCCTCCGCGAACCGGGCGGGATCATTCTCCTCCGACGCCCGCGTCCTCCAGTTCACGCTCGTCAGCAGCACTACCTTCGACGCCTCCATGCCTTTGCTGGCGTGAATCGTCCCGATGCGAATCTTCGGCTCGCTGACGGCTTCGACTCCCCACTGCTTCGCGGCCCGCACCCACTTTGTGCCGCCGTCCGGCAGGCCACTCCACGCCCCCGACGCGATCGCGTCGCGGAGGTGCTCCGTTGCACCTAGGTTCCCGAGGTCTTCGGGGTAGACGCGGTCGAATTGCTCCGCGAGTCCCTTCTTCCAGTGAGCTTTGCTGCCCCTAACCAGCCACTCGCGGCCATCCGTCGTCTTCGACGGCAGCGCCTCGAGAATCTGCCCCCACTCCTCGCCGCTGATGCCGTTGCCGTGCTGGAGGTTCCAAAGGCCGCCCATTGCCTTGTCGCGGTTCTGCGCCCCGTTCTTGCTTTTGACGTACCGATACGGCACGCCGACGTCCTCCAGGATGTTCTTGATCCTGGAGACGTCCCGGTTCGTCCTGGCGATGACGAGCGTGTCCTCGTCGGGCCGGAGGTCGGACAGGTCGTCCTCGAAGTTCTCGCTCTCCATGACCTCGCCGTCGTGGTCGGCCGGGGCGATGCCGCGATCCCAGTAGTCTGGGAGCCGCTGGAGGCAGCGTTCGCCGAGTTGCATGATCGGCTTCGGGCAGCGGAACGACTTCGGCATGATCGACTGTTTCTGGACGTCCCAGGACATGAAGTGATCCGCGCTCGCACCAGACCACGAATACAAAACCTGATAGGGGTCGCCGACGAGCCAGGCCCACTTGCAGGCATCGCCGGTCACGAGCCGCCGGCAGGCCATGTCGAGCAGTTTGCTGGCGTCCTGGGCCTCGTCGAAAATCCATCCCACAACGTCATCGGGGACGCCGCCCTCGGGCGTCACGAAGTCCGGCCCCGTCTCCGGGTCGAAGCGGACGCCGCTGAAGCGGGCCAGGAGGTCGGTGAAGTCGACCCTGGCGTCCAGCCGCTTGGCCTGTTCGTACATCACGATCCGCTTGATAACCTCGTCGGCTGACGGCGCCTCGGGGTCTTGGTCGGCCTCGACCACCTCACGCAGCGGGATGACGAGGTTCCTCGACAGGCTCCAGTAGTTCAGGGCCGACGCCGCGACCCGGTCCCCGGTGTAGACCTGGACGCCGCCCTCATCGTCGTCCATCGAGAAGGCGACGTCGCTGCCGACGGCCTCCGACACCCACTTGGCGTCCTCGATGCCCCCGGTGCCGACGATCTCGCCGCGTGACACCCCCAGCATCTTGAAACACACCGCATGGGCGGTCTTGAACCACCCGTGCTGCATCAGTTCCTCCGGCGGCACGCCCCAAGCCTTCCCACAACGCATGGCTGCCTCTGTGCGGGCCGCTCGCGTCATGGACGAGAATCCTAGCGCCAGCGGATTGCCGGCCATCTCGGGCCTCGCCAGAGCCTTCTCCGCGATGCCCTTCATCATCGTGGTCTTCCCGGTGCCTGCCCCACCTATCGCTCTTGCGCAGATTGCCATTTGGATTTCCCGTCAGTTGTAAGTGCTTGTAGACAAAGGATTTGCGACACGTTGACGCAGATTTTCCGTCATTTCACGATTTTCCCGTCACTCGTAAGTGCTTGCTATTTCAGCACTTACGTCACAAGACGCGGAATACGGACGCTCCGAGCAGGTTTTTGCCCCTCCGACCATCTCGTCTCCCCCGTATATAGGCGTTTTTTCCGTCACGGCCTTCGGGGCGCCCTCGGCGAGAGCCTGGACGGCCTCGACCCATGCCGGCGAGAACACGACGTAGGAGTGCCTGACAGTGCCGAACGTGTGCCGGCCCTCTGGCATATCCGACGCCGCGAGCCGCTGGCAGAGGAGGTGGCGGATGCGAATCCGCTCGCCCGCCTGCACATCGTGCGTCCGCCCGATGTCCTCCCATGTCTTCGACCACTTGAACCACAACTCATCCGGCTTCACCCAGCACGGGCGGCCGGAGATGTTCGGCTCCGGCTTTTCCTCGCTCCTGGGCTGCGTGGCTTTCGTGAACGACTCCATGAGATAGGCCGCCAGGGTCGCATACCGCAGGCCAGACACGCCGACATGAATGTCGCCGTCCTTGCTGGTCTGCTTCTTCTCGATCAGTTTTTCGACAAGACCACGAATCTTCGGCCGCTTGGCATTCCCGTCCTGCCCCCTCCACAACCGCTCCCACTCACCGCGATCACCGTCCAGGATCACGCGGCGTGTTGCCTGAAACACCTTGTTGGCAACCTTCGTGGCTGACCGAAAGTCATCGAAGCTGAACGTCACGCGGCCCTCGCACGGCGTGTCTGCCCACTGCTTGACGACGAGGACGATCTCCGGCGGGTCGCCCTGAATCATCTGCACATCCCAGTCCCCCGGCATCCACTCCCCATCGGCCCAGCCGTCAACTGGCTTCCACTCCAGCCCGTGCAGTTGGTAGCCGCTGACTGGCTTCGGGACGACCTCCCCTTTCTCGATTCTCTCGGCGATCTTCTTCGCGGCATCGTCGATGTCGGCAGCCTTCTTCGGCACAAAATCGCCAGACTGCTCGAGTTGCCTCCTGTAGGACACACACGACTGCACGATGGACGCAACCTCGTCTCGAGACTTCGGAGGCTTGCATCGCTGCATATTCGTGTTCCATACGAGGCCGAGGATGTCCTCCTGCTCGTCATCGTCTTCGTAGTAGTCATTCCGCATGACCAGTTTTGTCGCCAGCGCAAGCAGCGTCGGATGGCGATAGCCTTCGCCAACGTCGCCGTGAATAACGTGCCGCGACGATTTCAACTTGGCGGTGCCGCCCGGCTTCGACTGGCCGCTCACGATCGCCCGCACTAACTCTTCCGGCACCTTGGCGAACTCGACCTCGTCGACTCGCATGGTGGGCTTCCATTTGTATTGGATGCCCTTCCAGTGCCACGAGCACGGCGTCACGCTCTGCGAAGCCTTCTTGCCGACGCCGAGCCGCACCTCGAGGCCGCCTGGGTACACAACAGCCCTCTCGACTTGCGAGAAGCGGTCATCCCACAAGAAAAGCCTGTGCTCCGACCGCCCCGACGAATACGTCGGCGTCTCGATCCTGGTGAGGCCGATCTGCTCCGCGTACTGCTGCGCTGTCGGGTCATCCCATTCGATGTCGATGATCCCAGTTGACGGCCCCAAGAGCAGGCCGACGTTGAACGGAACTTTTGTCTTCTCGTATTCCTCAAGCCATGCCTCTACATCTTCTTCTGTCCTGGCAACGCGGTGCTGCCACCCATCGCCTCCGGCGGGGTGTTTGCCGCATTGCTTGTGGCCGCTCGCGTTGATGTGATGCCCAGCCTTCCCGCATGTGCAATAGCCCTCCGGCGTGATGCCATGCAGTTTCACACCACGGCCACCGACGGCGATGAGGGCTACGGTTTCCTTGAAGATCGCGTTCGGGTCGAACTCAAAAGCCATTGCGAATTGCTCCTTCTTCTCGCCAACTTGCTGCATTTTCCTTTGCAGACACTAACCGAAGCGTCTTGTTCGCCATGTGAAACAAAGACCACTTCTCTTCCAATGTTTTGTCTTTCATCGCAACGCCGCACACGACGTCTGATTTCGTTTCAACGTCTGTGAGCGACAGCCCTTCCTTCGCCAAGAAGGAGTCGCGAAGGCTCGCGAATGTTCTCGGGTAGTGATCGACGTTCGCGTCGCGCCACGCCAGCGGCTCGCCGCTTGCGTCACTCGTTACGCTGCCAGAGCCGCTCGCGTACCGCCATCGCTTGTAATCCGCGACTTGGTTGGCGACCGCCCGCCGCATTGCTTGCGTGGCCTGCGACTCCTTCTTGAACCCGGAGCAGCACTTCTTCCAACTGAAGTCGATTTCGTTTCCGCCAGAGTAGGCGACGAACGTGTGGTTGACATTCGTTTTTGATCCTCCGAACAGGGAGTGACCAGACGAGTGTCTTACGCGGACGCCTTCGATCTCATGCTCGAGGCCGGGGATGATCTTCTCGTGCGGGCTGTCGTGGCGGACAAGTATTAACTCCAGCATGAACAGCGAGTGGTCTTCGCTCATCATCTCGCCGTCAGAGTATGACGAGATAATCTCCCGGCACCGCCGCTCAATCGCGGCATTTGATGAAAACTGCTCGCCGCGAATCGTCGCATGGTTCCGTCCACGCATCTGCACGATGAACTCCTTGTTCATAAATCCCCTCCCGGCCCCGCAGTCGCAGGGGCCGGGAGGGGCGTTGGTCGCCCGCTGCCGTGGCGGGAGGGAAAAACGCCGGATGGTCAGTCAGACTTCCCGTCGTTACAACGCCACTGACGGGCTGGGCCTGCCGGTCCACGGTGATGAGTCGTGGTTTGGGCCTCCGGCCAGGCCGCCGTGATCACTCCCCGTCGTGGCCGTCGCCGGCCTCGACGAAGGCGCCGACCGGGGGCGCGGAGAACATCCGCTTCAGCGGCTCGACGTAGATGCGTCGCGCCACCTCACCCTGCTCCTCGCTGACCTGGCCGACGACGCGAGGGACGATGAGGCTGTACGGCTGGCCGCCGCTGCTCTTCGCCTTCTCGAGTTTCAGCCCGATCACGCACTCGTAGTGGAACGAGGGCAGCCGCTTCTTCCACGGCAGGAAGCCTGCCAAGCTCCCCGGCCCGACGGTGACCAGGACCGGCCACACCTCGCCCTCCCGCAGGACGGCGACGATGCGGCTCTCCTTGCACCGCTTGCCGGCGCCCCCGCGGGCGCTCTTGAAGCCGAACTCGGGAGAGTTCGACAGCGCGATCCAGTCATAGCGACGGTCGCCGATGCGGTACTTCTCGAGCGCCTTCGGATCGATCGTCCCGAGGTCATCCGACACGCGGTAGCCGACGAGGAGATCGTTCGTCACGATCACCGGCCGCTGGTCCGTCGGGTCGTCCTGGGGCCAGAGCACGCCACGGTTGGCGATGCAGACGCAGAGGCCGACGATCTCATCGACCGCTTCCTCGTTGCCGTTAACCGGCACCGACCACTTCGTGCCGCCGCCGGCCGGAGTTTTGACCCGCACGAGGTCTTGCTCCCGCATCGGCTCGCCCTCGAGGTTCGCCTCGATGATCCGCATCTGCCGACTGTCGGCCGCCAGGCCGGGGTAGTCGATCGTCTTCGTCGCAATCGCAGTCGTCATGCTTTTCTCCTTGCATGTAGACAATCAAACCAGCGTCACCGTGACGCATTTCGGTGAAGCACAAACTCCCACCGAATCTTTTGGGCGTTGGCCTGTGTCGGCCGACGCGGGCGGCTCTTGCAAGACCACTCACTTGCACGCCTGCGTCCAGCAATGACCCATCCAGCAGCCGCGTAAATCGTCCCCGTGTGAACCGAGGTGTCTTGGTAGCTGACGAGCTTGTTGATGTGCGGCAGTTCAGCGCTGATCAAGTTCCGCATCACACGCAGCACTCTGCTGGCCGTGTTCTTTGGAGCATCGTCGGAGATTGCGAATCGGCGCAGTTCTAGCGTCCTTCCGTCGTTGAGCATCCTCGCGACCGGCGAAGTCCAGACGGCCGCCGCATAGGCGATTCCATCCAGCGACGCCGAGTAACAGACGTAGTCGCTGTTGCGGTAAATGTTTGACCGATCAATCACCGGGAGCCTGCTGTGCCACTTCCTGACCAACTCACAAGCAAACAAGACCGCACACCTATCAACCTTCAACTGAAGCGCAGAGGTCGGACTCGAACCGCCCCCTCCCTCTTGGAATAGAGGGTGTGCCACCCGGCCACTTTCTGCGCGGTGTTCCACTGCAATCACCCAACCGTGACATGACGCAGTCGGGGGGCAACGTGCTCCCCGACAAGACCAGAGAACGGGGTGCCTTCGGAGTGGGAGGAGCGGGCGTCCTTGCCCGCCTCCTTCGCCATCTCACGCAGGAGGCTCTTCAGCCGAGCGGTGTTGACGCTTTCCAACTGCTTCCAGCAGCCGGCAGCCTTCGCCGCTTCGATGACAGCCTCCTTCCGGTCCTCCGTAACCGACATGAAGTGGTCGAACTCGACCCTCCACGACCTCCCTGCAACCCTGACTCCGTCCAGGCGTTGTGTCGTCATCTCCTCGACGGCCAGCGACTCGAGGTGCTGGCGGCGAGCCTTAAGTTGGTCGATGCGGTCATTGGCCTCGACCATCTGTTTGTCGATGGCGGCGATTTCAGCGAGCACGGTCGAGAGCGTGCTGTCTGTGCTTGTAGCCTGTGATGAGTTCATTCACGACTTCCTTGCGTTCACGAAGTGCCGCATAGACCCGGCCGTCCACGGTGGATCGGCCGCTGATCGTTGCGACAAGGTGGTAGATGACGGTCTTCGCCGTCTGGCCTGGGCGGTGCAACCGCGCGACGGCCTGCTCATATTCCGCGAGGCTGTAGCCGAGGCTGTAGAACCAGCAGTAGGCCGCCCGCGTCAGGTCGATGCCAATGCCGCCCGACTGAATCTGCGCGACGAGAACAGATGTCTGTGCTTGCTGCCAATCGGCCAGTTCGTTGCGGTCGCCAGACAGTTCGCTGACCTTCCGCCCCAGAGCCTCGGCGACGCTCTTCGCCGCCTCGATGTCGCTTTTGAACCGGCAAAAAATCACTACTGGCTCCGACGCGGGCAAGTCCTCCAGCATATCACACAGCATCTTCGCCTTGGCCGGATGCTCGTCGATCCTGGTGGCCGTCTTCTCGTCGTCGAACCGGACGTAGCCGCCGCAGATTTGCTGGAGACGGAGAAGCTGCACCAGGGCGTTGGTCGGCGTCACCGTGCCAGCGTCGCACACCGCACAGAACTCGTTCTCGACCTCTCGGTAGAGGCTTGACTCCTGCGGCGACAGGTCGCAGGCGACGTCGTGGAACGAGATCGGCGGGAGGTCGATGACGTCGGTGGTGCGAACGTAGTGCGTCGTGGCCGCGATCTTCTTGTTGGCCTGGGACAGATTCTTGAATCCGACCACGAACTTCTGCGGCCCGTTGGCGAAGACGGCGTAGTTGGCCTTGTGGAGCGTGTATGACGACCCAAAAGTGGTACAGTCCGGCGCCTCGACGGCCCGGTAGATCGCCCAGGCGTCCAGGATCGAATGCGGGATCAGCGTGCCGGTGAGGCCCAGGCGCCGAGACGTCGGGTTGGCCTTCACCATCTTGGCCGCCCAGCGGCTCGCCACGCCAGTGGCACTCTTCAGGCGGTGAATCTCGTCCCACACGAAGCAGTCCCACCGAGCCTTTTCGACGCTCTTGAGCCGCCAGACGCTCTCGTAATTGCAGATGACGAGCACCGGCGAGGTGTCGGCCAGGGCCGAGACGACGGCCTTGTCCTTCGCAGCCGATCCGTTCTGCTCGAGCGCGATGACGCGGAGTTCAGGGAACCAGAGGCCCGCCTGCTTCACCCAGGCCGGAATCACGGCCTTCGGACAGCAGACGAGCGTTCGGTTCGCGCCGAGCCGGCGCAGATACTCAAGCGCCGTCCGCGTCTTGCCGCTGCCCATGCCGTGATGGAGCAGGGCCGCTTGGCGGTCGAGCGCCCAGCGAATCGCTTCCTCTTGATGCTGCCAAAGCCAACGCACGGCATTCCTCCATCCATGAGCGTGGAGGAATGTATCGGGCCGATAGGCTACGAGTCAAGAGACTTTCTTTCGGGGCCGTCCCGGCTTCTTGCCGGCGGCCTCGAGCGCCCGCATCTCCTTGACGTTCTCCTGGCACGAACGCCGCGAGATGATGAAGACCTTGGACCCCGTCTTGCCCCGTGGATTCCACGGCTTGCGGCCGACGACCTTGCCGCTGGCGATGAGCCGCGGGATGAGGGTTTGGTGGACACAGAGGATTTTCGCCGCCTCGGCCATGCCGATGGCGTCGGCGAAGACGATCGGCGCCTTCACCGCCTTCAGGTGCCGCAGGGCGTCGGGGCGTGTGTGAAGCCACGAGCGTGGCCGACGCTCCGTCTTGCCGCCCGCCGCCCGAAACCGCTCGTCGTAGTCCTGGTAGTTGGCCTCACACTCGGCCCCGTCATAGATCGCGTAGGTGCGGCTGGGGTCGTCGGAGTAGAGCGAGCCTGTGACGAGGTGGGACGTCAACTGCCCCTTCTCGACCATCCTGGCCGGCTGTGTCCAGTGGATGCCAAGGATGCCGGCGGCCTCCGCAGAGCCGACGGCCTGGGCAAGATAGTCAACCTTTTTCGACTTCCCCATTTTTCCCGCTCCCTGTGGACTTGACCTGTAGTGGAGGATAGGGGATTCTAGGGGGCGGAAGGAAGCAGGACGCACAAACCCGCGGAAAGGAGGCCGGTGTGGGACAGCGGACATTTACGGTTCTGGTCGAGTGGGAGGACGGAGAGGTGTGTGACGCCGACGAGTTCGTGGTCATGGCAAAGTCTGCCGTCGAGGCAAAGAGTATCGCTCGTGCCATGTGGTCTGCGACCATCGGTGCCGAGTACCCCTCGTGCCGGGCGGAAAAATTGTTGATTCTCACGAAACGCATGATGCGCTCGTTTGCCTAATCGCATGGATGTGGTACTCCATTTTGAGGAGACACCACCTTGACGCTGCAACAACTTTTGAACGATGTGTACGCTCCTCTGAAGGGGATTAGCGACAGGACGATTCGGCTCTACGGAATGACGATTGGGAAGTATCAAGAGTTTCTCGGCGGCGTCGAGCCGACCGTCGAGCAACACCTTGATGAACTGGAACTCGCCAAGTTCCTGGCCTGGCGTTTGCGGACTCGGTCTGTTGGGACAGCGGCGAAAGACCGCGCCCAGTTGCACGCGCTCGCCGAGTTCGCCGCCCGCCGTGGCCTCTGCCCCTGGCCGCAGATGCGCACGATCCGCGTGCCGGAGCGTGTGCCTCGAGCGTGGCTCATCGACGAGTTCAGGAAACTCCTCGTCGCCTGCGATGGCGAGCAAGGAGAAATCTGCGGCGTGCCGGCGGCTCTCTGGTTCCGCAGCATCCTCCAGACCGCGTACTGGACGGGCGAGCGGATCGGCGGCCTGCTGGCGCTCGAGTGGTCAGACGTCGAGCCGCAGGCGGTGATCTTCCGCGCCGAGGGCCGGAAGGGGCAGCGAGCCGACATCTATCGGCCGATTCCACTAGAGTGCTACGAGGCCGTCATGGCGACGAAGACGAAGCGGAAGATCGTCTTCGATTGGGATCGCAGCTATACCCTCATCTGGCACCGCCTCGGCCGCATCTGTGAGCGTGCGGGCCTGCCGAATGACCGGATGAGCAAGTTTCACCGCGTCAGGAAGACGTCGGCATCCTACTACGCTGCGGCCGGCGGCGACCCGCAGACGCTGATGGGACACTCAAGTCCGGCCGTCACGAGGAAGTACCTGGACCCGAGGATCGTGCGGCCCGACACGAACGCACCCGATGTCCTGCCGAAAGTCAGTTAGCCTCTGCCGGCAGCATCGCCGCGTACTGCTCGGCGGTGATCTCCTCAACGGCACCGCTGGTAATGAGTTGCGGGAGCATTTCGCTTGGCAGGTTGTAGGCGCAATACTCTGCCGAAATGCGTAGGTACACGCGCCCCAGAACGTCGCTCGGAAGGTCCGCCACTAGCGGCAGCGTCCGCGCGGTCTTCGTCGCCGCATTCGGATAGCCGTATGCGGCGTCCAACTGGGCGCAGATGCTTGCGTACACTGCGGGCGTGGAGCGGAAGTATCTCATGCCACGGTGATGCCCCACTTGCGCCCGAGATACCGTTCAACCCGCAACCGCTGGGCGTCGGTGAGCACGCGGGGCCACACCAGTACCTCGCCGATCCAGCCGTCCAGCAGGTTCGCGCCGTTGCCGCCGCCGACAGAGACGGCCACGCTATCGGTGTCGGAGGTGTTACCGGCGGTCTGGAACGACGTGTTGCTGCCGGCGAGCGAACCCTCGGCGTAGACGAATGCGTCCGAGTTGGCGTAGTCAATTACGGCCGACGCGATCCTCGGATTGGTCGTCCCTGTGCCGTTTGCCCGGGCAAATGAATCGGCGTCCAGCCTGCGACCGCCAACCGACAAACTGTTGGCGACCGAAGCAATAGAACCGAGAGCCGCGCGGGCCTGCGTGGAATTGGATCCAGACGAAAAGATTACGGCCGTATAGCCCAGCGAAATCGTGGACAGCGCGTCCCATTTGACGGCCGCGATGATCGTCGCCCCGCTCACGTTTCGCAGAAGCCCCAGCGTCGCGGCGTTGCCGAGCATCTCTTGCCCGCCCGTGTAGTCGAGGACGCGCCGGCCGTTCTGTGTGCGGTTCACCGCATTCGGCTGCGACGCGGCGGTCGCCTGCGCGACGTGCCGCCCGTTGCCCGACAGGTCGCGCCACTCGCTGACGGTGTTCCCGTTGAGCGTCAGGCTGCCGTCGTTGCTCGCGTCCAGCCACATGCCCAGATTGGGGATGGTGCGCGGGTCGAATCCGCTGGCTCTGGGCCGCAGCAGCCGGTTGTTCATCGCCATGTGGTTATTTCCGCAGTGCCAGCACAAATACCGCGACGATCAGCAGGATCAGCAGCGTGTGTTCCACGGCTCACTCCCGCCTCATGGCCTTTACGATCTCGTGGAGATCGCGCTGGCCGGTTGCCAACTCTTGCAGCGTCGCGGTCTGCTGCCGCTGCACCTGACCGATCTCTTTGAGCGTCTCGGCCGTGGCGTCCAGAAACTCGACATGGGACTTGACCATCGGCTCGACGACCGTCCCGTGCAGGGCGATCGCGGCCTCGCGGCCAAAGAACATCACGACCGCCAGAATCACGCACGGCACGCCGAACCTGTCGGCGATGCGGAGAAACGTGTCCAGGACGCTCTGCTTGATCTCCTCGGCCGTCACGGTCGCCCCCTCGTCAGGTCTTGAGGAGGACGACGCACGACACCGCCGCGCCGGCGGCTTGGCCGGCGACGAGTTTCAGCGCTCCGACGCCGTAGGCGGCGTCGGGGAGGGCGTAGACGCGGGCCTCGGTGGCGGCCGATTGGGCCAAGGTGATGTCGGCCGCACTGCCGCTGGCGTCATGGAGCCGGCCGAACGTGCCGTCCGTCGTGCCGCTGCACCAGAGCTGGATCGAGGTGAACGAGGTGCTGCTCGTCCCCAGCAGGACGCCGCCGCCTGCAACGTCGTCCCAGCGAATCGTGGTGGCCGCCGCGGTCGCCGTGGACAGCGTGACGTTGAGAGCCTTGAACTTCCGCCTGATTTTCGGTTCCACTCTGCACCTCCTTGTGCGTTGCGGGCCTCTATGGGCCTCACGGGGGCGTGCTACAGGGGCTATACCACCATTGTAGCGGCCTGTAGCCGTCTCATTGCGGCATCGACGGCGGTCTGGAGGGCGAAAATCCCGCCGTCGTTGACGATCTCGTCATCGACGTATTCGTCGGGGATGCCGCGCTCGCTCTCGTGGCTCGCCGTCTCGCCGTCCAGGACGCCAAAGCCGGGGCGCACCACCCGCCAAACGACGCCGCCGCGGGCCTTGATGGCCGCCGCCTCATTGGCAAAACGCACATCGGTGATGCAGAAATTGACCCCCGGCGCCGACTCGATCTTCTGCATCGTCGCCATGACCCAGATTTCCTCGTGGATCATCTTCCGGCCCCAGTCGGTGCCGAGGGTCTGAAGGAGCCTCCGGGGCGAGCAACTGATCCACCCCAGCGTGTTCTCCTTCCGGGAGCGGTCCTGCAACTGCTCGACCGTCAGCCCGGTGATCGCGGAGACGGCGTCATAGAGCGGATCGGCGAACGCGATCCACCTGTAGCCGCGGAACGCCAGCCGCGCCGCGACCGTGTTCTTTCCTGCCCCGGCCGCCCCGCAGAGTCCAATGATCACAGCGTCATCTCCTGGCCGTCGAACTTGATGGTGACACCTAACGGTTCCGCGAGCCACCGCATCGACACGTTCGCCTCGCGGAGCATGGCCTCGGCTTTGACGATGCTCGCCGTCCACCGCTCCGGTGTTGCGCACCGCGGCTTGACATGGCCGACGACCTCGGTGACCCCGGCCACGATGATCGCCCTGGCGCAGTCCATGCAGGCGAACCATGGGCAGTAGAGCGTCGCCCCCAGCGTCGGCGTGCCGACCCGCGCGGCCTGATAGATCGCCATCCGCTCCGCGTGTTCGATGTATTCGTACTTCGCCGGCCGCGCGAGCCGATCCGGCGCCGCCCACACGCCCGCCGGCACCCTGTTGACGCCGACGCAGACGTAGGCCGCTGTCCGCGGCACCAGGATCGCACCATTCTGGGTGTGCATATCGTGGCTCCCCGCAGCGGCCTCCTGGGCGGCGATGCGGAGCCAGTCGATCGGGGTGTTGTGGTGCAGGGTAGCCATTATTCGACCCCCGCAACGTGCATGGAAACCAGCCCACCCTCGGGGCGGTACAGAAACGTCTCCATCGCCCGCCGTGACCCGATGAACCCGTTCTCGGCGTGCCAGTCATCCGGCGGGCAGAGGGCCGGGGCCGTCCTCACGATCACGCCGTCGATCGTCTCGATGGGCCGCTGCCACTCGGCAGCCTGCGAGTGGTAGTGGCCGGTGTGCCACTCGCGGCAGACAGACTGGCTCCAGTGCCGCGGCTGCTCCAGCGCCATGATCTGGCCCAGTTTCCGCTTGGCCTTGTGGCCGTGGCAGAAGCCAATCAAGTTTTTGCCGCTTGTCGCGTACTGCCGGCCTGTCCACACCCCGGACACCGTGACGCGGCCGTCGTTGCGGAATCTTTCCGCCAACACCCGCTGGAATGCCCAGGACAGCGTTTCGTCGTGGTTTCCGTTGACGACCAGAACGTCTGTCGGCGCCGTCGAGGCCGACCGCTCGACGATTTCCAGCAGGCAGTCCCAGCCGATCTCGAGCATCTTCTGGAGCCGGCCGTCCCGCTCGAGTTGTGTGCCGGACGTCGTCTGCCCCTTGGGGTTGTCATAGTGCAACAGGTCACCCAGAAACGCGATCGTCCGGCGGGCCGGCTTCAGGGCGTCGCCGACGGCGAGAAGCTCACCCGATGCCTGACGCACCACCTTCTCGGCGATGTAGAGATCGTAGTCCTCGGCCCCGGTGGTTCCTCGCCAGGCATATTTTCCGAAGTGGGCATCGGCCACGACGACGACTTGCCAGAGGCCGCTGCGCTTCGCCGGCTTCGGCACGGCCTTGCGGCGCAGGTCTTTCGTCGCCGCCTTGATCATCGCCTCGACGCACTCGCGGACCCCAGGCCCAGCCTTTGGCTTGAGCCTGACGAAGACGCGGTGCAGTTCGATGCTGCCGCCGTTTCCGTCACCGCACTCCCACTTGGTCGCTTCAGACGAGGCGACTTCGTATGCCTGCATATCCGCGCCGATATGCCGCAACAGATCCTCGACGGTCTTGATTCGCCGCGAGGTGCTTTTCGCCTCGAGCGTGTCGCCATCTTGGCGCTGCGTGACCTGTTCGGAGTCCGCAGCCGGCGTCTCCGCAGGCAGCGCCGAGATGATCGCCGCCTTCAGCCCCTTTGCAGCCATGCTTCGACTCCTGGGAATCCGATCCGGCAGATGCCGCGCTCGTTGAGTTGCTTGGCGATCGCCTTGGCGAGCGTGCGACGCGGGGTCTTGATGGCGCCGGCCCGAAACTGCCGCTTGATCTCGTCCAGTTCCGCCCTGGCGTCGGCGGCGACGTTGTCGATCCAGTAGCCGATGCCGTGGTAGGTGTCGGGGAGGGTCGCGACGACGGCGTCAAGCAGACTCGTCGCGGAGGCTCCAGAGGACGCGGGAGATGTCTCTGGCGGCCTCGGTAACGTGCTCTTCACTGGCCGTGGGGAACGAGACATGGATGCACTCATGCAGGATCGTCTCCAGGCGGGAGCGGCCCTTGAGCCGCTCGTCGATCAGAATCTTCCGCGGCATCTTCGGGTTCTTCGCATCCGGCAGATATGCCCACCCCGCCGCCTCGCCACGCAACCGCGTGAAGCGGAGGAGCCATCTGACGCCGTGGATCGTGAAGTGGTGGTCGCCTGCCATAGGTAATATCGTGACAAGTAGGCTAGGGGTTGTCCACGGCTTTTTTGGCTTCCTTGCCCCACTTACCAACGGGGCAGGACTCGCCGGCCCACGCGAGCTTGCTGATGAACTGCCTCTCCCGCACGACCGGGCAGCCGCACTTCGTGCAGGCAGATCCGTCGTAGAACTCGCAGCCTTGGCAGATGGCGAACCGCCGCTCGCGCTCGGCGTCGCTGCACTGGGGCATTCCGGCGGCGATGTGCTTCGCGGCCGAGGTGGCGAAGTTCGCGGCCTTCGTGATGATCGACACTCCGGGCCTCGCTCGCGGGTACGCCGGGTGCGTCTCGTCAACCGTGATGGTGTTGCCGTCCTGGCTGACAATGCACGGTCGCACCTGCTCGAGCGTGTAGTCACGCTCGCGGCATCGGGCCTCAAGGTGTCGCAGGTGACAGCGAATCATGGGAGGGGATTCAAGTCGCGAATAGCTACGGTGTCCATATTGATCCCCTGCCAGCAGTCTTTGTTGCAGTAGTCGCTGTCAATGTTGAAGATTGGATGCGGCTCCGTTAGCGGTTTCCATTGGCACCCGCCATCAGGACCATACCAATCAGACACGCTTGAGGTCAGTTCGTCGCCTAATGATTCGGGGCAGCCTGTTTCATCAAGAACGATTGAGAACGAGCGTTTTGTAAGCCTTCCGCGATTGCTGCCCGCTCCTGCGCAGTATTGCAATTGGCACACTTCCAGCGTGTATTCGCCAGCGGCATTACACAGAAGCCGCATGCACGGCGCCAGTTCTACAGACACCCACCAGATCGGAGGCGGGTCGCGCACGTCTGGGTTGTCTGTAAACTCGCATATGATGAAATCGACCGGCTCAAAGCCTTCGTAGCATCCACCGTTCCCACAAACACATATGTCACCATCCGGCACGATATCAAAATCGAAGCATGTTTGGCACGGCGTAAGGGTCTGCAAATAGCATGAATCGCTGGCGTTATAAGCGGTCGCCTCGCCTTCAGTTGGCTCTGGTGGCGTGTCGCCCAGCTCCCATTTGCCTCGCTGATTGAACGTGTAATCAACTGCTTTCTCGCAAGCGCACGGAATGCACCCGCAGCAGCACTCCTGCTCCGTTCCCACCTTCCCGTCACGCAGGACTGGCTTGCCGTCTTGAAACGTGATGAGCGTCATGTGGCGGTTGATCCAGAGCAAGTAAGAACACTGTACCACTGCAAGCCCAGGCAGGCCGTGGAGTTCGTATCTCCGGCACCGTGACCGAGAAGTTGAATCTGACCGGCGTCGTAGTTCGGCAGTTCGGTCAGATCGAATCCGCCCACCACCATCGTGCAAGTCTGCGTCGGCACCTGAATCTCGACAGCCGTCTGCGTCCCCATGACGGAGCCGAAGACGACGTTGAACGAGGCCGACGATGCCGTGTCGCCCTCGGCCTCCACGCAGTAATTCGTGACCGCGATTGTCTGCGTCGAGCCGATCAGCGTCACGGCGACCGTTTCGCCAATGGCCCACGAGCCGGTGTAGGTGCCGCGCTTGAGCATCATCCCCGGCTGCGGCACATCCTCGAAGCGAGTCGGAATCCGGGTCAGCCCGGCCTGATAGGGCATCGAGTCGACGCGCTTCACCACGCTGATGATGCGGTCGGTCAGGACGGGGCCGAATTGGTATGACCTGGCGTCGGCCATCAGATGATGTCCTGGATTCTGACGCCCATGTTCACGAAGTTATTGCCGAAGTCGACGGTTTCCTGCGTGATGTACCTGTCGGTCAGCACAGCCTCCTCGCCGTTCGGCGGGTTCTCGACGTCTCGAGGCGTACCGTCGCGGTTGAGCGCGACGGGCTGGGCCGACGGCCGCTGCATGGCCTTCTTGTTTGGCGAACTCACCAGCACCATCGCCCGCATCTTGTCCCCCTCGGTCCCCTCGGCCAACTCAAGCGGGCCGTCGGGCCAGTTCTTGACGACGTATTCCTCGTGCTCAAGGTTGAGCGCCTTGCGGTCCACCCCGGCGTCGCCCAATCCGTCGTTGATGATGTTGAAGCCTTCAAGAATCTGGTCGATGTACCATCCGCCCTGCTTCTTGACAGCAAACTCATAGGTTCGCTTGAAGCCCCGGTAAGTCGCTGAACCGAATGTCTCCACCACGGGCTGCACGCCGATGTTTCGCAACATGCAGGTGTATCGCGGGATCGGCAGGCCCAGGAAGTCGATGTCGTCGCCGTTGATCTTCCCTGCGTCGTCAAGCCTTGAAGTCGGCGAGTTGTCGAACTGCTCGATGTTGATGGACAGGATCGGCACCAGCATCGTGACGCCGTCGTACCTGTCTCCCGCGGGGTTGACAGGGGGCAGAGGCAACCCGCCGACGTTTCCGTTGTCTAATATTTTTCGCCATTTGACCGCCGGCACCTCCATCAGCGACGACGAGATCGCGAACTGCGCGGGGCGGATGTCCGGCGGCTGCTTGTTTGGGTCGCTGCCGGGGTCAGCGCCTGGCGAAGTCCGGTAGTTCGCCGTGACGATGCGCACGACCCTGGAGTCGCCTTCGGCCTTCTCGGAGATGGAGACGCATGGGAGGTTGCTGTTGACGGGGTGGACGTCACCGATGTAGACCCCGACTGCCTCCTGGACGTCATACGCCTCGGACGCCGAGTCGAGGATGACGCGGAAAGTCCGCACAGAAACGTCCGCGGTCTGGCTGTTCTCCAGGCTGCGGCTGTTCTCGCTGCCGGACGCTATTTCCCTGACGAGTTTCGGCATGAACTAGCCCTCCAGAATGTCGACGCGGAGTCGCGTGCCGGCGACGCCGACGGCCTGGTACTCTGTGCCTGTAGCCAGCCGAAACAACTGCGGCTCGCCGGCCTTGAGCGTGGTGAAGGGAGCGAACGAACCGCCGGCCGTGATGCCGACCTGCGCCGTCGATGACGTCGCCGTCGAGAGGTTTCGCACGAACGCGATTCCGACGGCCGACAAGTTGGCCGTCGAGATGCTGACGGCGTTCGTCGTGAGCGTGTACGTCACGCTCTTCAGCCCGACGTTACCCATGCTCGCGGTGACGCCGGCAGCGTCCACTCGCGTGGCGAGAAACCCCTTGCTGACGTTGAGCGTGATTCCGTAAGAAATATCTGCCATGTTTACCCTCTGATTTCAACGACCCCTGGGCCAGCCTGCTTTTCGATCGCGTCGATGACGCCTTGCAGCAAATCCGACTGCTTCTGGAGTTCGACGAGGTTGACGTCCTTGTTGGGATCGTCGCCGCGCAGAAGCCTGTTCAGTTCCCTGCTGCCCTCGACGGTCTGCGTGTCGGCGACGTTGAGCGCCGCCCTCGACGGCCCCTGGAGGGCGGCGTTGAGTCGCTCGTCGCGGAAGCCGGCGAGCAGCGGGGCGACTTGCTGGGCCTGCTGCTCGGCGAGGCGGTTGAGGGCGGCGTTGCGGCCTGCCTCGTCAACGACAATTCTCTTCCCGAGGATGTCTCTACTGAACGCCTCGTTGATCGCCGCCGCGTCCTGCGTAACCTGTTCGACGGCGCGTTGCACTGGTGTCATCGCAAGGTCGCGCCCTCGCGCAGCCAGCTCTTCCTGCCGACGAACGCGAGTGTCTGCGTCCCTCGCGGCGGCTACCGCCGGGTCTTGGTTGACGACGCGGGATCGTATTGCAGACCTTTCCTCGATCAGCGCTCGCCGCTGCTCCTCGGAAATCAGGCCGACGGTGTTGAGCAGCCTGTCAATCTCGGCGACTCGGGCGGCATCCCGCTGCATCTGGCTGCCCTGCGTGTTGCCACCGGATGCCACCTCCCTGTTGAACCGCTCCTGCGCCAGCGCGATTTCTTTCTCGACCCGTGCGTTTGATTCCTGCTGCCGGCGAAGGCTCTCCTCTGTAGCCCTTCGCTCCTGCACGCTTCGCGGAGTGCTCACGCCAAGGTCGGCGCGGCGAGCCTGGTCGGCGTCGGACTGTGATTGCTGTAGGTTCTGCTGCGCCTCCTGGCGGGCGCGGTCAAGGACTTCGGCGAACCGCTCGACGGCGACCGTTGCAGCCGACAGGGCGGTAACTTCCTGCTCCCTGACGGCAAACATCGCACGAGCACGCTCGATGTCTTGCTGCGCAAGCGACGCCAGGAGGTCGAAAAGCCCTTGGTCGATGCGGTTTGCTGCAAGGTCGTCCTGGGCGCGTTTCAGCGATCGCAGGCCGTCTGCGAGGAGATCGGCAGCCGGCGAGAGATTGAGTTCAAGCTGCCTCGCGCCAGCGACTCCAGCCTTCTGGGCGTCAGCAATCGTCCTCTGCGACCCTTCCAGCGACCTCGCCAAGTCGTCAGCCGACTCGAAGATTCCGACGACCGCCGCATCGACGGCCCTGCGGACAGGGTCTTCGAGGGATGCAATGAGTTGCTGGAGTTGAACTGCTAGGGCGTTGTCGCCACGCGCTCGCGCTTCGCCCCGCGCTCGCACCAGCACGCTTTGCATCTCGTCTGGCGTTCTCGCTCGCTGCAACTGTGCCTGGATTTGCAGCCTGCGGCGCTCGCCTTCATCGAATGCCTCTCGCCTAGCCTCTTGTTCGGCGCCGGGGACGAGGTCTGGGCCACCGGCTCGCCTAGCAGCACGATTGCGGGCCTGCCGAAACGCTTCGTCGGCAGCGGCAGCGGCTCGCTCGGGAGTCAGTTCAGGTTGACGCCTGACACGTCCCTCCTCCTCGGCAAGCCGCCGCCGCGCGTCAGCCAACTGACGCTGCGCCGCAATCGACTCGTCTCGCGTCGACGCTCTGGCGAGCCTGTTTTGCGCGACGTTGACGTCGGCCCTGGCAGCAAACACGCCTTCGTCGAGAGCAAGAAGGCGAGACTCGCGGAGTTCCCGCTGCTTGTCGGCGATGGCCTCGATTTCGTTTCGGAACGCTCTGGCTTCAGCCGCGGGGCCGGAAAATGCCCTCCTGGCGATAGAGTCACCGAGAGACGCGAACGCCTGCGCCAGTTCCTCGACGAGTGACTTCTGCCTCGCAAGCGCGTCGTTCAGCGCTTGCACCTGATCTTCAGTCGTCCGGCCGTTGTTGTACCACTTGATCAGAGAGGCGACCAACTGCGCGCCGATCGCCGTGCTGATGCCAACGATCAGGCCCGTTGTACCTCCGATGATGAAGCCGAGTTGCGAGATGTTGTTGCCCGCGGCGCGGATTCGCTGGTCAAGGCCGCCCGTCACACTGAAGAAGTCGTCGACGGCGAAGGCAGCCTGCTGGATAGCGAGGCCAGCGTTCCCGAACCCTCCTCGGGCTACGTCTCCAACCCGTTGCAGTTGCTCCGAAAGTCGCCGCGGGTTGACGCCGAGAACGGCCGCGGCCAGCCTCGCCACCTCTTCGCGAGCCGCGACGATTGCCCTGCGGCCGGCTTCGGTGCTGATTGTGCCGTCCCTGAACGCCCTTGAGGCGACGGTTCGGTACTGTTCCATCGCTGCCAAGAGCGGGCCTCTCGCCTCGCCAGCAACGCCTGCAATTCTGTTTTGCAGGAACTCGAACTCTCCTGCGATGCCGCGCAGTGCTCGCTCGTCGATGCCGAGTCCGAGGCCGGCAGCGCCGGCGCCGCCAAACTGCTGCGAGAAGTTGCTGGCAATGCTCCCGCGGTTTGCGAGTGCTTCGCTGATTGCTCGCGTCTCTTGCCGCACTCGCTGCAAATCGTCGACCGTCGGCTGTAGGCCAGCGCGGCGAAGGTTGTTCCACCGCGTCGTGAGGTTGTCGACCGTCGGGCCGAGTTCGTCGGCGACGCCGGGCAGTTCCTGGAGTTGGTTGCGGACGGCATTGATTTCACCGCCGACGCGGCCAAGGAATTGCTGCTGGGGGTTGACGCGAGACACTGCACCTTGGTTTGAGATGAGGTTCGACTCGCGCTGATCGACGTTGAGGAACCTAGACGCTGCTTCGGCGCGCCGCTGGGCGTCGGCGCGTGCCGCGGCCGTTGCCTCGTCAAGCCTCTCAAGTTCGCTGTTTGCATCCCTGACAGATTGTTCAAGCCTGTCGATGGCGTTTGTGAATGTGCCGATTCCGGCAGCGCCGGCAGCCGCAGCATTAGACACGCTGTCAAACCGTGCCTTCTGGTCTTCGAGTTGCCTCTGCGTCTCCGCAGGCAGCGCTCGGAACTGCTCCTGCACGGCCCGCGCCCTCGCCAACTCCGACTCCATCGTGCGAACGACAGGGCCGAATCCGCTCGCCGAGGGCTGCTGGCGGGTCGTTAGGCCGGCGGTTGCGTCCTCAAATGCGTTCGCGTTTCGCCTGGCAGACGCCCCGCTGCGCCTGTCTCGCTCGGCGTCCGCGAATCTGTTTTGGGCTTCGGCAAGTTGCTGCGCTGCTGCCGCCGCCTGCCTGGATAGCGTGATCTCCTGCTCCAACTGATCATTGATCGCCCGCAGTCCAGCCACCTGGCGGTTGTACGCCGCCTCGGCCGCCTGCGCATCTCCATTCCGCGTGACGCGGATGCGCTCGAGCGTGGACAGGAGATTCTCTGCCTCCTGGGCTGCCTGCCGCTGCTGGCCGACGAGGGCCGCGACGCCGCTGCCGCGAATCTGCTCCGGCGACAATGCCGCTGCCTGCTGCTGGAGGGCGGCGGCGCGGGACGTCTGCTGGAGGAAGCCAGGGCGCTGGAAGCGGAGTTCTTGACCAGTGGCGAGGCCCGCGGTCGCCTGGCCCGCCTCGCGGAGGCGGCTCGCGGCCTGCGTGACGCGATTGATACGCGCCTCAAGGTTGGCGAAGTCTCGCTCGCTTACCCTGGCGCCGTTGCCGATGGAGGCGCGAAGCTGCTCGGCTGCCTTCTGCGCCGACTCGAGCGCCGGGGCGAAGTTTCGCTGCACCTGGGTCGACAAGCTGGCGAAGTCCTTCGCGGCTTGCGAGACGGGCTTGGCAATCCGCTCGGCGGCCTCGGCAAACTGCCGGATCGCCTGCACTTCCTGCTGGTTGACGAGCTTGAGATTCTGGCCGACGCCGACCTTGAGCGCTCGCTGCAACTTTTGCAGCGGCGTCAGGATGTTGTCGAACTCACGACCCGCGCGGCTAGTGGCACCGGAGATGGTGCTCTGAATCTTCCGCGCGAACTGCGTGACGTCCTTGGCGCCGGCGTTTAGCCCTCGCGACAGACCCTTGGAGTCTGCCGTGAGGATCGCCGAGATTTTGCCAAGGTAGCCGCGTCCAGCCATCGTCTCATCCTTGAGGCTTCTGCAACTTCATCAGTTCCGCAAGCATCGCGTCCTGCGACTGCTTCGGCCGCTTCGACGCTGGGATGAACACTTCTTCGTCAGGAACCCGCTTGTAGTTGCCCGACGCCGCCATGATCGTCCGGCATATCCTGGCAGTCTGTTGCCAACTGTTCTCCAGCGGCCACCGCTGCTGGTAGGCGTACCACTCTGACAATTCCTGCGAATCGACCGTCTCGAGAAGCTCTTTGACCGACCGACCTAGCGCCAGCGCTAGGTCGAAGTAGAACCTTCGCTCGGGGCGGTCGGTGAATCGTTTCCCAGCGCTTCCACGGCCGCGTCGGTGAAGGCGTTGTGCTGCCACGCCTTGTCGAAGAGACGGTTGATCACGACGCTCGACTTGCCGCCGAGGGCGTCGATGTCGGCGTCGCCGAACAACCGCTCGCCCGACTCGTCGGCCAGCGTCAGGACGAGGAAGCGAACGCGGAACGCCTTCATCTTCTGCTCGCTGTAGGCTTCCTCGAACTTGTCGCGTTCGGTGCCGCTGATCGTGCGGATGTAGACGTCACCGCCCCACTCCGGGACCGGGACTGCCTCGGACAACTTCACATCCTTCGCCGCCAGAATCTTCGCCTTGCTCAACGCCATGAATCAGGTTCCTTGGTAGTCCGTAACCTTGAAGTTCGCAGTCCCTCGCACCAACTCCCCGACACGAGCCTCCATGTTGGCCGACTCGAGAATTGCTCGTCGCGTCACGCTCCATCGCGGCGACGAAAACGTCAGTTGGCCGATGCCCCTGACGAGACTCTGAATGTCCCCTGTGTCTCCAGTTGCAATGAAGTCCAGGGAGATACTCCCGCCAGACCACTCGCCCGTCGGGACGAGGACGGCGTAGCCAGATGGGTCGCTCGGGGACGTCATGTTGACGACCTCCGCGACCGGCGTCTCGACGCCGATGCCGACGACGGCCCCAGCAAAGTTGCCGCGGGAGCCAGCGAACGTGAATGTTGCCCCTTGGGCCGCGAATCCCGCCATCGCTTACGCGACTCGGAACGTCGCACTCCCGGAGACGAGGGCGCCGACAGAACCGCCGATCGAAGACGACGCGATGGTCGCGTTGCCGCTGAACGAGATCGGGCCGGAGATCGACATGGAGCCGGACACGCCGGCCGTGAGGATGTTCGTGGAGATGTAGTCGATCTGCACCTCGCGGTCGGTCGCGAAGCCACCGACGTACTCCCGACGGCCGTTCGGGGCGATGCCCAGGTGGCTGCCGTCGATGAGGTCTTGGGTGTCATTGACCTGAACCGAGGTGACCGTGAGGTTGGACCCGCCGAACGAGAACGTGAGTCCCTGTGCCGAAACGCCTGCCATGAGTCGCGCCTCCTTGCGCCAGTGTCTTGACCTGTAGGGTTACGAGGCGGCCTCTTGCCACCTGATCTGATACAGTTGCCTGACCTCGTAAGCCGGCGGGAGTTGTGCTCCGACGGCCGTAGGATCGAGGAAATCGTCAGTTTCGCTGACGAGCCTCATATCACTGATTGTAACCCCCATCGCGCTGCCGGTGTTGCCATCCAGAGCAAGCCGGACCTCGTCTCCCAACTCCCTGGCGGCGTCGTGGGTGAGCGCCCAGGAGGCGATCTGGATCGACAGGAGGGGCATGAACATCGGCCCGGTCAGGCTGGCCTCGCGGATGATGTTCTGCCGCTTGTAGACAATGAATGGGAACCCGGCCGACTTCGGCACGGCGATCGGATAGACGTTGAAACCGACGAGTCGGGCGACCGCCGGGACGCTCGTCAGCCGGTAGTAGACGTAGTCCTCGGGCTTGATGATCACCGGAGTTCCTCGATGTAGGTCTTCATGTTGGCGATGAGGGACGCCAGGACGGCCGAGGAGTTCTCGGAGATCGTCTTCTGCATCAGGCTCTGGGCTGGCATGAAGCGGATTGTCTCACCCGGCTTCAGCGCGACGGGGTGCATCTCGCCTGGGGCGTCCGACCCGAAGTCGTGCGGGTAGCCGACGCCCATCTTGGCCTGTCGCGTCCGCTCCTTCTTCGACCCCATGAGGAAGTAGTATCCTCGGCCCATGCTCGCGAACTGCTCGTTGTTGAACGTGCCGGCCCGATTCATCTTCCCGTTGATCATCTGATGGACGTTGACATAGGTGCGGCGTCCCTGCGTGCCAGGCTTTCTTGCGCCGGTCCCGAACTCCACCAACCAGGCATGATTCCCGCTCCCTAGTTCAGGGTCGGCACCGACAGGGCCGGTGACTCGCGGGCCTGTGACGGCGACCGTCGCGCCCTCGTACTGCCTGGTTTCCGTCCTGATCGACTTATTCAGGTTGTCGGTGACGTTGTTGATCTTGGCCTTGTAGCCCTTCTTGATGATCTCCGACGCCTTCTTGACGGCCTTGGCGCGAAGCTGGCCTGGGTCGCGCTGCGCCCGTAGGGCCATCAACTCCAGTTCCTTGGCGACCTCGCGGGCGCCGGCCGTCTGGATGCTGACGAACCCTTCGACGATCTGCTTGGCAGACTGCCCGCCGAAGTCACGCGGCTGCGTTGCGTCGATGAGTACCGCCATCACTGCACCTCGCGGGCCAGGATTTCCAGGGCCGTGCGGTTGTCGCGCTCGACGACCGCTGCAATCTCCATGGTACGGCCTCGCCAGACGAGGCGGTTGAGATGCGTGACGTCGGCACGGTAGCGGATGCGGATGCGGTGGGTCGCGATGACGTTGGCCTGCTGGGCCTGGAGGATGTCCCGGCTCGAGAGGCCGCTGACGCTCGCCCACACCGTGGCGACGGTGGTGTCCCAGTCCATGACCGTCTCGCCGGAGGGCTTACGCACCTCCGTCTGGGACTTGATCGCGACCCGCTCACGCATGGTCCCGATGATCATGTAACCGTGCCTTCGCCGATGAACAGGACTTCGTAGGTACAGGAGCCGGAGGCGGCCGAGAAACGGGCGGCGGAAGCAGACGCCGAAGCAGTCACGCTGACGCCGTTGTCCGTCGGGGCAGAAAACAAGTAGCACCCGCCGGGCGATAGCGTGAGCGACATGTTGATCGGCAGGCCAGCGAACGCGCCAAGCCCCGAAACGCCGCCGATCCGAAGGTCTTGCGTTGTGCTCGTGTTCTTCACATAGACCAGCTTGATCTGCGTGAACGCCACCGTGACCGCGGCGCCGTCGCGTGTGTCGGCGAGACTCCAAAGCGTCAGGTCGTCGTTCGACGTCGTCGCCGTCCGCGCGTCGCTCCACACCACCTGCGATTGATTGGCTCCGGTGCCGTCGGTGAGTCGGATCGCGTAGTTTGCCGGCGTGGCTCGCAGCGTCCGCGACAGGTCACCGCTGGACGTCTCGTGGGCAAGGATGGAGAGGGCGATCTGGGCGGTGAGTGCCATTCGGTCAAGTCCCCATGACGTAGATTTCGTAGTTCTGGCCCGTCGTCCCGCCGACGCGGAGGATGCTGCCGCCGCTCGTCGTGGCGAAGCCGGCCGAGTTCGGACAAGACAGCATGAACGCACCGCCCTCGCGGATCGGGTAGCCGCGGATCGTCAATGCACCGAGGTTGATCATCGGCGAGAAGTTCCATGCCGACGCATCCTGACGGAAGACGCTGAACTGGCTCCCAGTCCACCCGGCCGACAGGGCAATCTGGTTCGTCGTCGACAGGTTTTTGAGGCAGAGCAACTTCACCGTGCCGATGCCGATCGCCGAGAAGTCGACCTCGTCGAAGCCCGACTCAAAGGTGCGGCGGTCGCTCCAGACCTTCGTGCAGTCACCGACGTCGAAGAAGAACGTCAGCGGGTGGTCGGCGATCTCCGTCGTCAGGCCGTTCGCGAACTGCGAACGTGCCTGCACCTTTGCCTGCACCTGGGCCTGGAGGCTCATCGGTAACCCCCCCAGCCGGACGCCGCCAGCAGCGTGTCGAACGTCTGCGGCACCGGCAGCACCTGGCTGAAGCCGGTGACCACGGGCTGACGCATCTCGAACCAGTGGGCGACGAGGAGAAGGATCAGACCCTTGACCGTGCTCGGCACGCTCGAGCCGCTGGCCCCGTAGCCTGCCGGCCAGCGGACGACGACGCTGTTCTCGTCGCCCCGCACCGCCGGCCAGACACCCTCGTAGACGGGGTAGATGCGGCCCGGCGTGGCGTAGTGGTCGGTCTGAAAAGCCCCCGTCGCCGAGGTGATCGTCTGGCTGGCGCCGGCCTCGTCGCGGTAGATGACCGTCACCGTGCCGCTCGCCATCGGCGGGCGGGGGAGGATGATCTCCCACAAGGGAAAGCAGTCGTAGCGGGCCTCGAGCGTCTGGGAGATGAGGCTGACGTCCAGCACGTTCTCGACGTACTCGGTCGCCATCGCGATCAGACTGTTCAGGTAGGTGTCCTCGTCGGAGGTGTCGACGCGGCACTGCGTCTTCGCCTCCGCGAGCGTCACCGGATAGGCCGCCGGGGCCGTATGCTTGATGAGGCTGCGGTACGGCGTGATGCCAGCCGACGGGTACTCCGGCGAGCCGTAGGTGATCGTGACGGTCATTTCGGCTTCCTCCTGGCCGGCTGCGGCATCGTGGCCCGCTCGCTCCGCTCTTCGACGGTCGCGGCCTCCAGCCGCCGCTCGCCGATCTCCTCGACCATGCCGCGGGCGATGTAGATGCGGGCCGCGCCGTCGCCCCAGTCAAACTCCTGGCCGGCGCGGTAGCCGGCGAATGGCTTCAGGATGCGAATCTTCATGGCACAAACCCCCAGGCTCCTTCCGGCGGCTTCCTTCCGTTGTTCCAGAACTCCGTCGTGTGCTGCTGCACCTTGCCCCCGTCGACTGTCCTAGACGGCCAGGTGATCATCAGTTCGGCGTGACCGACACTGACGTTGGTGGCGATGCCCAGGCGGTTCCCGCTGGCGGCGAACTTCTTCCAGAAGTAGATGTCCTCGTCGATGTGGCCGCCCGTGAACGTCCCCTCGTCGTTGGCCTCGGCCAGGAACCACGGCTTCGGCATCTTCTTGATGGCGGCGGTGCGGATGAACGTGCAGCCGAAGTGGGCTGTCTCGACGGGCTGCACGACCTTCTGGAACCAGTCGTTTTCGACCGTTGTCCGATCGTCGGGCGTGAACCCAGGCAGGGCGAACATCACCGAGTTCGATTCCCGCTTGGTCTGGAGCGGGGCGATGGCGTCGAAGCCCGAGTGCATCAGGAGGGCGAGGAGTGCTTCGACCGTCTTGGCGGTGAAGATCGTGTCGTAGTCGATCGTCAGCACGACGTCGTGCGTGTCGATCACTTGCTCCATCGTCCGCTGGAGACACTGCCCGAAAAACGCCCCTGTGTATTTGATCGGGGCGATCCCGTGCGGCGCGAGAGCCTGCGAGATGCAGAAGAAATTATCAGTGAAGCCGAGGCGAGGGACGCTCATCAGAGCGGCTACCTTCACCTCGGCTTCACAATTACCGACACGCAGCAGCATGGTTCGCTCCTTGTGAGGAGCGGGCGCGCATCCTTGCGCCTTTGTCGGCCGTCATGGCCGTCCCGCTTGTACGGGACTAGCCAACGACTCGGCCGATGACACCAGCGTCGGAGTTCGACACGGGCGACTCTTCGGCGCGACCCAGGCGGGCCACCATCGCCACGTTCGCCGTGGCGCCGGGCGTGTAGGACACCTTCAGGTAGCGCTTCTTGGCCTTCGTGTCGATGTCCAGCTTGAGGACGGACGTCAGGGCCGTGCTCGTGACAGCCGGGATCGAGAAGCCGCCGACACCGCCGCCCACCAGGGCAGTGACGTTCGAGTAGGACGAGTTGTCGTCTGACTCTTCGACCTTCACGGCGTTCGCGAACACCGTGCTGGCGTTGCTGGCCCGCAGCACGGTCACGCTGGCGTGATCGTAGCCGATGGTGTCGATCGTCAGCGTGGCGGTCGCGGTCGCGCCGACAGCGGCCGACTCGAGGTTCGCAACGACCTTATGGTTCTGGGAGTGGATCATGCTTCAGAGGCTCCTGTTATCACGAGGCGGCCGAACGGAGAGCGATCACGGGACCGACCTCCGAAGTCGTGCCAAGGGTGTGTGCGACCGAATCGAACCGCATCGTTCCCTGGAGCAGGAGCTGGTCGGTGGTCGCGTAGACCTGATCGAACAGCCGCACCGAGAAGTCACGACGCCGGGCGTAGATGCAGGCGAGGTTCAGGTTGCCGAAGAGCACCTTCACCTTGCTGGTGTCCGCGCCGAGGGTGCTGTTCATCACATGCACCATCCGCACGGGGTAGCCGAGGAAGGACTCGCCAGCCGCCGCACCGATGTTCTCGACGGTGTTGCCACCGGCCGCGTACTTCAGGCGGGCGATGCTCGCCGCGTAGCCGGCCGGCGACACATACCAGGCCGC